TATGGGGTTTCCAATTGCTCATGGATAACATATCTGTTATATCTCCTAACTGCATGATTACGGTTAATAACGTAACGTACTGGATGGGCAAAGACCGTTTCTATATGTATAACGGTACAGTACAAACCTTGCCTTGCTCATTAAAACAATACATTTTTGAAGATATCAATCAAGATCAGTCTTATCAAGTCGTATGTGGTGCTAACGAAGGTTTTAACGAAGTCTGGTGGTTTTATGTTAGCCAGTCTAGCGGTAACACAACGGTAGATAAATACGTTATTTATAATTATTTAGACCAAGTTTGGTATTACGGCACTATGCCTAGAACTGCTTGGTATCAAACAGGTATTGTTCAATATCCAATATCTTCTACTTATGCTACAAATGCAATATGCACTGGCTCCATTTCTGGTTCAACTTTAACAGTTACTTCTGTTACGGTAGGTTCTTTAGCGGTAGGTCAAACATTATCTGGTAATGGAATTGCAGTTGGTACTACGATTACTGCGCTTGGTTCAGGGTCAGGTGGCGTTGGTACTTATACAGTCAATTTGCCTCAAATAACAGCTTCAACCACTATTACTACTACAAACGGCAATAGTATTTTGTTATACCAAGAAAACGGTAACGATGACCTATCAACGGCAGCCACCCTACCAATCAATGCTTATATTCAATCTTCAGACTTTGAAATATCCCCACAAGATTCTGGACAGCATTTTGGTTTTGTCTGGCGTATGTTGCCAGATATTAACTTTAATAGTTCAACAACTAATCAGCCATCGGTAACGATGCAGTTAATACCTCGGCAAAACTCAGGCACTGATTACAATACGGCTGTAGATAAGCCACAGGTTTTAAGTTCACAAAACTTTACTAATATCCCTGCTTATACGGTCAATCAATTTACAGGTCAGGTCTACACACGGGTTCGTGGTCGTCAGATGGCTATTCGGATTGAATCAACAGGAGTAGGTGTAGCTTGGCAAATTGGTATTCCACGCTACGATGTCAGACCTGATGGCAGAAGGTGACCTATGACAATCCCAACCTACTTTAACTATAACGGTACACCGCTTAATCCAGCGCCACCAAACCTACCAGTATCTGCGCCTAGCAACTACACGCCTCAATTTGAAAACCAAATATTAAGCCAGCTACGTCTGTACTTTAACCAGCTAAATAACTATACCCAAGCCACAGCTACACCAGATTACGGAACAAAAACCCAAAGACCGACTGCTAATCAACAAATTGGTCAGTTTTACTTTGATACCACTCTGGGATATCCTATTTGGTGGAACGGGACTAAGTGGGTAAATGCTAGTGGAACGGTGGTTTAAATGATAAACTTCAATAAATACGTATTAAAGGAGGCCATTTATGGCTAATATGGGAATTGGTGCAGCTATGCTTATGAAGCATGCTATGGGTGACAACGCAGGTAATGCCGGAATCAGTGCGCTTAATCCTTCCATGCCCCCTGCACAAATGGCTCCTAAAAAGCCTGCAGCTAGCGCTTTAAAAATACTAACTAATTACTTCCAAAACCGTGGAATCCCTATCCCACAAGGTATGGCTGCAGTACAAAAAGAAATATCCGAAGGTTTACAATTACTTCAGTTTAGGCAGTCAATTATGGCTATTAAAGAAATGGGTCAAGGAGTTGCCCAGATTCACTTTTTTACTTTAGATACCGAAGCCCAACTTAGCGAAGATGTTAAACACTTTATTAATTTGCTTCGTAAAGCGGGTATTCATACTGTTTATGATAAAGATGCTGACCCAGTATTTATGCAGGCTGCCCAAGAGTTTGGTGCCCAACCCCAGCAATCAGATCAACCACAGTTTAAGTTAATGGCTACTCTATGAGCCTAGTAATACAGCCTTCGTTTAAAAAAATAGAAGCTATGTTGCCCCAGCTTCGTGCTATGCCGCAAGTTGAATGTGTTGAAAAACATCATTTTGGACCTGGAATGTATGTTAAAGAAGTTACTATGCCTGCTGGCTCTATTATTGTAGGTAAACCCCATAAGACTGAACATTTATGTATTTTGCTGCAAGGCAAAATGAAACTAGTTAAAGAAGATGGGGAAGTTATAGAGTTAGTTGCCCCTGCTACTTTTGTAGGTAAACCCGGTAGGAAAATAGCTTACATAATCGAAACCGTTGTTTTTCAAAATATTTTTGCAACCGATGAAACTGATGTGAAAAAGCTAGAACACATGTTTGTCGAGAATCCGTTATTGGAAGGAAACTAATATGGCATTTGTTGACGTAGGTATAGCTGCAGCTTCAATGGTAGGTGTTGAAGGACTAGGTACTGTAGCTGCTGGGGCTATTGGTTCTGGTTTAGTCGGCGCTGGTGTTGGTGGCTTAATGGCAGGTATTCAAGGTAAAAACGTACTTAACGGTGCTCTAATGGGTGGTGCTCTTGGTGCTGTTGGTGGCGGCATTGGTGGTTCATTTATGGGCGGTGCTGCTGGTGATGTTAGTGGAACTATTGGTACCGATATTGCTTCTATGAATGCTGCTGGGGCTTCTTCATCGCAAATTGCGGAATCTTTAATGACTAACTATGGTATGACTGCGGAACAAGCTACTGCTGCTATGGGTCAAGTTGCAAACGGAACGGGTACTACTGCTGGTATTGGTGCTCTAGCTAATGATGCTGCAGTGCAAACAGCCGCTGGTGGGGTTAATGCCGGTGGGGCTACGGCAGGTACTTCTGCTGGTACTGGCAATACCGCAGTTAATGCTGCTAAACAAGTTATGACTAATCCGCCCCCAACACCTACAAACTATGGACAATATTTAAAATACGCAGTTCCCGCAGCTATGGTTGCCTATGGTTCAGGTTTATTTGGTAATAAAACTAGTGGTCCCGGCATTACTTCACAAAACACTATTGGACAATCAAAACCTGTTCCCGGAATTATGAGTGCACAGTTAAGCCCAAACTATCAAGGTTATTTTCAAGCTAAAAAAGGCGGTATTACCAAACTAGCAGTGGGTGGTGGTGCTGAAGCTCAAATGACTCCTGACGTTAACCAAACATCGGTTAATCCTGCTGATCTGAATCAAAGTAAAAGTGCTAGTTTATCCCCACAAACACAGTCTTTATTAAACCAATATGGTATTAACCAAAGCCAAGCAACGAGTGTTCTATCAGCATTACAAAGCCAAGGTATTGGTAATCAACCAACTCATGCAGCTTCAGGCGGTATTATGGGTTTAGCCTCTGGTGGTGGAACTGGCTATCACTTAGGTGGTTATTCAGATGGTGGTCGTTTACTTAAAGGTCCTGGCGATGGTATGTCCGACGAAATTCCTGCAACAATTGGTCATAAACAACCAGCCCGTTTGGCTGATGGTGAGTTTGTTGTGCCTGCTGACGTTGTCTCGCATCTTGGTAACGGTTCTACTGATGCTGGTGCAAAACACCTCTATAAAATGATGGATAAGGTTCGCACTGCTCGTGTTGGGCATAAGAAACAAGGCAAACAGATTAAGGCGGAAAAGTACATACCTAAATGATTATTCAGCATATCCCCACTGAAAAATGTGCACAAACATGGTCTGCAATAGAAAAGTTTATTGTTGAAGCCCATAAGCACGATAGTGAAGATTATTCAGTAGATCAGATTAAACAGTTTGTCTGTACAGGGCAGTGGATTTTATTAGTAGCAGTAGAGAACAAAACAACCAAAGGAGCGATGACTATATCGTTTTTAAATTATCCAAATGATAGGGTTGCTTTTATAACTTGTACTGGCGGTAACATGATTATTTGTAAAGATTCTTATAATCAAATGGTAGGAATTGTAAAGAAATTTGGTGCGACAAAAGTACAGACGGCGGTACGTGAATCAATGAGCCGGTTACTTGGTCGTGTAGGTTTTAAAAATAGATATATTGTTGCAGAACAGAGAATTTAGGAGGCTTTATGGGTGGCGGCGGATCTAGCGGTGGTGGTGGAACCACACAATCAGTATCAAATCAATATTCAAGTCTATCGCCATGGGCAGCGCCCTATGTGACGTCTATGCTGGGTGCGGCACAAAACCAAGTATTTCAAAGTACTCCCACTGCAGCTATTCCTGGTACCCCTGCAGGAAACTACGACGCACAAGGTAATCCAGTTCAAGGTGGCGGATACGATGCGCAAGGTAATCCTGCTCCCGGCACTCCGGGTACTCCAGCAAGTACACAAATTACTGGCATGAATCCATACAATGCTTTTGGTACATCCAATGGTCAAGGTGGTCAATATGGTATGACTGCTAATGATATGACTGCCGCTAATTCTGCAGTGGCTCCATTTAGCCAATTACAAAATCAATCATTTCAAGGTGCCGGTAATTTACAAACCCCCGGTCAATTTGGTCAAGCTACAAATCTGGCTGGTACTGCTGGTATGGGAGCATTAGGTACTACTGGTCAAGCAAGTATGTACGGTGGCATGGGTGCTATGGCTGGTCAACAAGGTGCTCAACAATCTAATATGTACGGTGGACTAGGCGCTTTAGCTGGTCAACAATATGCAGGGTTATCAGGAGCACAAGGGCAACAAGGAAATAATATCGGTCAAAGCCTTGGTCAAATGTCCACAAATCCAAATGCAGTGGGCGCTTATATGAACCCATATTTGCAACAATCTTTAGCTCCACAATTGCAATTAGCTAACCAACAGTACGGTATGGCTGGACAACAGATGGCTAGTCAAGCTACTGGGCAAGGTGCTTTTGGTGGTTCACGTAATGCTTTGCAACAAAGTTTAAATGCGCAAAATCAAATGTTGGCTCAAAACCAAATTATTGGTCAAGGTTACAACACAGCATTTACCAACGCACAAAACCAAATGAACGCTGCTAATCAAGCTGCATTAGCAGGCAATCAACAAGCCCTAACAGGATATAACCAAGCCGGTTCTCAATCCTTACAAGGTTTGAATATGGGGTTAACTGGTGCTAGTCAAGCTGGTAATTTAGGTATTGCCGGCGCACAGTCTGGATTGTCTGGTATTGGTGCTCAACAAGCTGGTTATGGGTTGGCTGGCACACAAGGTACAAACCTTGCTAATATCGGTACAGGTCAATTAGGTGCACAACAAAGTATTCTCGGTACACAGAATCAATACGGTCAACAACAGACTGCGGGCCAACAAGCTATTATTAATCAAGCTATGCAGAACTACCAGACTGGTCAGAACTATCCAATGACCCAGTTGACTAACCTTAAAAACTTAGCTTCTGGTATTCCTGTTACAGATACAACTCAAGTTCAACAAGTTGCTCCCCCTTCTACTGCTAATTTAATTGGTGGTGCTGGAATGACTGGGCTTGGTATTGCTGCTGCAAGTGGTAACGCACCTACAACTACTATTAATATGATGCAACCACAAGCTACCGCTGCTAAAGCTGGCGGTATTATGAAAATTAAACGTATGGCTAATGGTGGTATTGGTTCTATTGTTACTAAAGCTATAGATGATCCAAAGTCGGTACCAGATCAAAGCCTTAAAGATGGGGTAATT